GGAGGGAGAATTGGGCCGAAAGCGGATAGACGATTCACCCATGATAGACCTTCCCCCCGCCATTTTTCAACCTTCGCACCCTTCGCAACATTGATGCAAAGAAAAAAGCCATGGCACAAAACCACAGCTTAACCATGCTATAAATGATACAAAACACATTAACATTTCCTTTGAGTATCAATAAGATATGCAATTACCTTTTCCATCGTCAATAACTTACCTTCTTTCTTGTAAATTTGCATCCTTATCTCCATTAATGCACAATGAACATCTTCATTCATCATTACATTCTTTTTCCTTTGTGTCATATTGATATATTTTTGCACAAATATACATTTATTTTATTAAAAAGTATTTTGTTTAATTATTTTATGTAGTTTTGTATAATTATTAAACGTACATTAAAACCTTTTATATGTTATACAGAACCACTGCATCCGAGATAGTATTCTGGGTGCTATTCATAGGCATGGCATTTGAATGTAACATCCACTGGAGCTATCTTGTATTGCCTGGACTTATCAGCTCGATAGAATCTTTATTAACTTATAATAACAAAAACCAATCAAATGATTAAGCTAATAGTAAGCGGACGAGTAGGCAATGATGCTGAATTAAAGACAGTAGGCGATACGACTGTATGCACCTTTAGTGTAGCACATAGTGAAAAGGTATATGGCCCAACTCCTAGCGAAAAGGTAATTTGGATTTCCTGTAATATTTGGGGAGAACGTGGGCCCAAATTGCAGCCACACATAACTAAAGGTACCTTTGTTGTGGTAGAAGGATCTGGCACCGTTAATTCTTACATGCAAAAGAACGGGGAACCTGCTGCGATACTTAACTGTAGGGTTGCTACTTTAGAATTTGGAGGGAAATCTAACGCATCTGCAGAAAGTAGCTCAATAACATCTACAGGAAATGAACAGCTACTTAACAATCCAGCAGTACAAGAATTGAAAACTAAACTAAACTTTGACGAAGAACTACCTTTTTAACCATGACACCTGAAGAAAAAATAGCATACAACCTAAAGAAGAAGGAGTATCGAAAAAATGTATCTGAATACCAAAAACAAAAGTATTTAGAATATTGTCGAAAAAGATACAATGCTTTAACGCCTGAAAAGAAAAAAGAATTATTTGAAAAAAGAAAGGCATATTATCATGCAAATATAGAGAAAAAACGGGCATACCAAAGGGAGAGATACCACCTAACAAAGGAAAAGAAATCGATTGATTTATAGATTTTTTAGTGAGTGATTAGTTATAAGTGTTCTTTGTAGCAAGGTGAGAAAAGCCTTGCTACTTTTTAAAAACCAAAATTATGAGCAAGTACAAACAATTTTTTACCAATCATGCCTTATTAAAAGAAAGGTGTGTTGAAATTTGTAGATTATTCCACAAGCATGATCCAGATTTATATCCGGATATTCTTGAAGAAGATTTACTTTTTGTTTTTGACGAAAAAAATACCATTACTGTTATTAACTCTGAATTGATAACTATTGAAGATTACTGTTACATTGACATTGAATGGCTAGATGCTACCAATGATGAAATTGTAAAAGAAATATTGATACGTAAAAATTCGAGGGAAGAATATATTGCTAAACACAAATTGACAAAAGGTAAATGAAAGAGGAAAGTAAAAGAGCCGTTTATTTTGCAGATACTAAAGTTTTTGTAAAGCGAATTATTGAAATTTTAGAATTGCATCAAAAATATAATCCTCAAAAATATGGTGATTTGAACACTAATTTAACCAAATCTTATGTAAGTCGTAAATCAATTACCGTCACTATGCAAGATGGTAGTTTTGATAAACCTTACTGTGAATTTCCCGTCGAATGGTTGCAGCTTCCCGATGATGAAATCATGTTAGAAATTTTATTTCAAAGAGAATAACATATTGGTGACGTCAACGAAATGGTAATGAAAAATAAAAAGCTACCCTATACCGAAGAAGAATTGGAAATAATTACAAAATTATACGCAACTACACCGGCTAAAGTTATCGCTACATGGATGCCTCATTCATCTATCTCTATTAGCAAAAAAGCCCACACAATGGGATTAAGGAAAGATAAGAAGTATTTAAGCGAACACGCTAGAAAGATAGCTTTAGCACAATGGCAAAATGAAAAAACAAGTAGCATAGCAAGAAATACCTGTTTTTATAAAGGTCATAAACCATGGAACAAAGGACAAAAATTGTCAAATGAACACATAGCAAAATTAACAGGCGTTTACAAAAAAGGTAATTTACCACACAATAATTTACCGATCGGTAGTATCAGGAATATCAATAAATACATTGAAATTAAATACGCTAATCACAAATGGATGTCACTGGCTCGGTATAACTGGGAACAAGTTCATGGAGAAATACCTAAAAATATGTGCGTATTTAAATTGGATGGCGATGCTTACAACAATGATATTAGTAATTTGTGTCTTGTTACTCGAAAGGATTTAGCACAATTTAATCGTAAGTACAACAAAATTCCCCAGGAATTAAAAGAAGTTCAAATATTAGTAAACCAAATCAAGCAAAAAACAAAATGAAGAACAAAATCAGCGATTTACGAAATCACCTATTTGTAGTACTGGAAGAACTTTCCGACCCAGAATCAAACTACGATTTAGAGAAAGCGAAGGTAATTGCCAACGTCGCACAAACTATTATTAATTCTGCATCAGTAGAGAACCAATATCTAAAGATAGTTGGTAGTAGTCAGGGCAGTGGATTTATTGAGGAAAAGGGAAATGAGAATATTAAAAGTATTGGTGAAAAGTATTAAAAATTGTATATCTTTGCTTATCCTTTGGACGGAGTGATAGCTATCCAAAGGAACATGAAGCAAATCTTTGTTTCACCCTAAGCCAGTAGTCTATCACCTACTGGCTTTTTTTTTCTTATCATGCAAATATTAAAGGAACTTGAAGTCTTAATTCCACCGTTAACAAGTGAGGAATTTAAGCAATTAGAACGCAATATTCTTGAAGAAGGAATCCGCGACCCATTGGTGACATGGAACGGTATTTTGGTTGATGGACACAACCGTTACAGGATTGCACAGGAACATCATATCAACTATGTTACAGTTGAAAAGGAATTTGCCGACATGAACGCAGTAAAGGTTTGGATGATTAACAACCAATTTGGAAGACGTAATTTAATAAGCTATGTAAGAACTGTGTTAGCATTAAGACTAAAAGAAATTTATAGCGACATAGCAAAAGAAAATCAAAAAGGTGGTCAAGGCGGTATTTTGCTTCCCCAAACATTTGGAGAAGCAAATAAAAAAGAAAATGAAACAAATTATAAAATAGGTAAAATTGCAGATGTATCAAGTGAAACAATTAGAAAAGTAGAAAAAATTGAAGCTACTGCTTCTCCAGAAATTAAGGCAAAAGCAAACACTGGACAAATAAGTATCAATGAAGCATACAAGGAAATAAAGAAGGAGGAGAAGAAAGTTGAAAGAGTTGAATTAATTCAAAAGCAAATTGAAGATATTGAAGAAGGTTTATTACCTGATTTAGTTGGATTATTTGATGTTGTTTCGGTTGACCCTCCATGGCCTTATGAAGGAGAAAGTAAAAATATAACCTCCTTTGATTCTATTGGTAGAAGAGTTGCTAACCCATACCCTGAAATGAGTATAGAGCAAATAAAGAATATTGAATTGCCATTAATGCAAGATGCTGTTGTTTTACTTTGGACTACTCATAAATTTCTACCTGATGCTTTTGAAATATTAAAGGAATGGAAATTAGATTACAAGGCTACTTTGGTATGGAACAAAGAAAAAATAGGCATGGGTGCATGGTTTAGAATGCAATGTGAATTTTGTTTAGTAGGAATAAAAGGAAAGCCGTATTGGGAAAATACTTTATACAGAGATATAATTACGGAAGCAAGAAGAGAGCATTCAAGAAAGCCCGATTCTTTTTTTGAAATGATTGAAAAAATTACGATGGGAAATAGATTAGAATACTTTAGTAGAGAAAAAAGAGAAGGCTGGAAAGTATTTGGTAACGATATAAATAAATTTTAATGAGTAATTGGAATAACAAAATACAGGTAAAAAAAGGTAATTTAGGAGAAAGGATTGTTTTGGGTATTTTAGAGCAAAAAGGATATATTGTTTATCAATCTATAACAGATAAGGCTCATGCTTTTGATTTTTTAGCTATAAAAGATAAAAAGATTTTTAAAATAGCTGAAATAAAATCTAAAGCAAGATTAAATAAATACAATGCTACAGGAATAAATATAAAAAATTATGAAGAATACGTGCATATCTATGAAACTCAAAAAATAGACACGATTTTATTTTTTGTAGACGAACATCCAAAGGAAAAAAGAATTTATTGTCAACAATTATCTGAATTAATGAAGGATAAAACCATTGATAAAATAAAATATCCTAACACTAAAATTGTAAATGGTATAATATTGTTTTCATTAAACGATATGATTCACGTTAAAGATTTATCCGATAGTGAAATAAACGAATTAATAGGTTTTTCATCAAGAAAATACAATTATGAATAAGTTAAACAACAAAATCAAAGATAATTTTACC